GGAAGAGTAGATGTTCTTCCTGTATCCGATCCTAATATATTTTCTACGGCACAACGGGTTATTTTAGCCCAGACACAATTGCAAATGGCACAATCTGCTCCCCAGATCCATGATCTGCGTGAAGCGTACAAGAGAATGTACGATGCATTGAACATCGCTGATGTGGAAGATATTCTTATGCCGGAAATGGGAGACAAGCCAAAAGATCCAGCAACAGAGAATTATGCAATGTTACAGACACGACCTGTCAAGGCGTATCCGTGGCAAGACCATGAATCCCATATAGGAGTTCATCAATCATTTATGATGGATCCATCGAATGTTCCACCGTCACAGAATCCGCAACAGCAACAGCAAATGCAAATGGCATTGCAACAAATGATTACTGCCCATATTGCCGAGCACAAGGCTCACTTGTACAGGCAAATGATTGAACGGGAAAGTGGAATGGAACTTCCAACGCCACCGGATTACACCCGTGAAAACATGGCGAAGGATGACGGGTATGAATCAATGGATCCTGATATGGAAAATCAGGTGGCACAGGCACAAGCCCAAGCCGCTCAAGTTATTTCACAGAGAAACCAAGCCTTGATTCAGGCACAGCAAAACCAACAAATGAACCAAGATCCTCGTATCCAGATTATGAAGGAAGATCTAAGGTTAAGGGAACAGGAACAAATGGCGAACGTGCAGAACGATCAGCAACGGAATATTCTCAAGGGAGAGGAAATTCGCCTGAAGGAATCAGAGCAACGCAATCAGGATGAAATTGACATCATGAAAATTAATACCGATAAGGAAATTGCGATGCAGAAGATGGCTGTGGATTCCAGTAGTAAAACAAGGAATATTAGATCGCAGGAAATACGAGATGCCTCAAGGGCAAAATCAAACGAACGAATAGCAAGTAAAAGGGAGACACCAAAAAAATGACAACATCAGGGCCGAAGAAAAAAAGAAAACTAAAAAAAGATACACCCAAAAAAAGACGGGAAGAATTAATGGAAAGTATTGAAAGAGTAAGGGAAGTAGAAGCGGAAGCACCTACGGAAGTCTGGATGATGGGTGATGAAGTATACGAAACCACTGATGAAGACAGAAAAAGAATGTCTAGACAGCCAGAAGAAGCAATGGCCGGTGGCGGTAAGGTAATGCGTTACTATAATGAAGGTGGAGGAGTTTACGGATACTTTCATGGAGGAGGCGTAAATAAAAATCAAGGACAGTACGACATTCAAGTTAAGAAAATAAAAGGAACAGGTAAAGTTCTATAGTGGATGTAGTTAAGTTCATAAAGTTTTTAAAGACAAAAGTAGAGAGAGAACGAGAGTTAATATCAGATTCTCTTGTTGACGGACGTATTCCAAAGGAGGATTACGAGAAATCTGTCGGCAAGGCTTCTGGACTGAAAATGTGTTTGGATTTAATAAGGGAAAGTTCAAAAAATTTAGAGGAGAACGATGACTGAATTTTCGCTAGTTGAAAAAGAATTAAAAGACAAGAAACATCCTGTAGCTGTTGGCCACAGGATATTGATAAAGACACTAGATGTCGCAGACAGAACCAATAAAGGAATTTATTTGCCCGGCAAGGCTATTGAAGATCACCGTGCTGTTGCATCCATTGGAAAAATAATCCAGATGGGTGAAGATGCATACAATAGGGATGACATGTCAAAGTCTTGGGCAAAAATAGGAGATTACGTTATGTTCGGAAAATACGCTGGACACCGATTCAAGTACGGTGAAGCTGAATTACGAATAATGAACGATGACGAGATTCTGGCTATAGTGCCAGATGTAAAAAGTGTTAGCTAAAGCATACTTTGTAGCATAGGCTACACTTTATCCCAATCGTAGCAATTCTGCTACGCAATTTAATATTAAATCTTTGGAGAAACCAATGCAAGTAGTACACGATGTAGTGGGCAAAGGCAAAAAGCCCAAGCGTGTCGTTGATGACGGAAAGGAAGAAAAACTAGAGCCGTTAAAGGCAGAAGTTCTAGGAAACCTAGACGAAGAAAAAATTCTTCCAGAAATCGAAGATCAACAACATGAAGATATCGCTGAAGAGGAATCGCAAGATGAATCAGAAGAGATAATTGCCCAACCTGAAGGTGAAGAGGATGCTATTCCTCAAACTGAAAGGAAGAAAAAGAAGAAGACTTATCAAGACCGTATCAATGAGCTTGTTAAAAGAGCAAATGATGCTGAACGAGAAAGAAATAAGTTGTTTACTGTTAATCAGTCTTTGACTGGTGAAATGCAGAAAATGCAACCTGATTTTCAAAAAGCTCGTGAGGATTTATATGAATCCAAGAAAAAATCAGCGGAAGATGCTTTGGTAACGGCTCGTACTGATCACAAGACTGCTTATGAAAGCGGTGATTCCGACAAACTTCTTGAAGTATCGGAAAAAATCGCTGACCTAAAGTATGAACTTAAAAATCTTGAGTCTTCTCCTAAACCGATTAAACAAAGCGTAAGTGATCAAACAAGTGACAGGGCAACGGACTTGCCAAAACCACAGATTGATCCGAAGGCTTTGAGGTGGTCACAAGAAAATATTTGGTTCGGAAAGGAAGTAGCCATGACGGGTGCGGCCTATGGTATAGACAACCAGTTGAAGAACGAAGGATATGATCCCACCTCGGAAGCTTATTACGCTGAGATTGATCGCAGAATGAGAGATGCTTTCCCTAATAATTTTGAAGGGGATGAGCCTCGACAAGTTGTAGCTGGTGTAAACCGTACAACCCGTTCCACATCTAAGAGAGTTCGACTTTCCGAAGGCCAGATCGCAATGGCCCAAAGATTAGGTGTGCCAACTAATGAATATGCGAAGTTTGTAAAGGAGCAATAAAAATGATTGCAAAAAAAACTAAACAAACAACTCGTTCCCATACGGAACGCAAAAAAACTTATGTACCTCCTAGTAGTCTGGATGCACCCTCACCCCACTCTGATGATATTAAATACAGATGGATAAGGGTTCAAGCGGCTGGAGAGGACGATCCACGAAACATAGCTAAACGGAGACGTGAAGGTTATGAATTTGTTCGTGCTGAAGAGCATCCAGATGAAACCTATGCCGTACATGAAAGCGGAAAGTTTGCTGGAGTTATCGGTAGTGGAGATGTTGTTTTAGCTAAGATTCCTAAAGACCTCGTTGATTCAAGAAATGAATGGGTAGATACCCGTACACGAAATCAGCAAAGGGCTGTAGATGAAAGTCTTTTGAAAGAACAACATCCTTCAATGCCTATAAACCAACAACGATCTTCCGATATATCACACGGGCGTAAAACCCCTCAGTTTGATGAATAGCATGAGGCTACTTTTATAATACGGTTAATTTATCCTAAATAGGAGAATTAAATGGCAAATGTTGATGCACCTAATGGTGCTAAACCGGTACGTCATTTGACAGGTGGTGTTATCAGGGCTAGAGAATGGAAAATAGCTTCTGGTTATAATACCAACATCTTCACTGGAGATTTCGTTAAATTACTTAGCACTGGTTACGTTAATGTAGCTGCTGCTGGTAATAGACTTCTCGGTGTTTTTGCTGGTGTTCAATACACTGCGTCAGATGGTACACCAAAATTCGCAAAATATTGGCCTGCTAGTACTGCTACTCTGGGATCTGCTGACGCAACAGCTTACATCTATGACGATCCGCAAATTATTTTTGCGATCCAAGGAGATGGAACTGATGCATTCACACAAGTAGGAAACCTTGCTAATGTCTTAGCTACTGCTGGATCGACCACTACTGGTCAATCCAAAATGGAGCTTGACACAAGTGATATTGGTACTGGGCCTGCTAACCTTAGAATTCTCGGTCTAACAACCGATCCAAAGAATTCTTGGGGTGCGAACACAGAACAGGAAGTTCTAATCGTTGAACACGAATTGAACGTACACACTGTTCGTGGCGATGCAGATGGAACTCCGGGAGTATAATATATGGCTATATCACGTTCACAACTGGCAAAAGAGCTAGAACCGGGCTTACACGCCCTTTTCGGCTTAGAATACAGTCGTTGGGATCAAGAACACGCACAAATCTTTACAGCAGAAAACTCTTCAAGAGCTTTTGAAGAAGAAGTTTTGCTTACTGGGTTTAAAGGTGCAGTTTCAAAAGCAGAGGGAAGTGCTGTAAGTTATGACACTTCATCTGAATTATGGACTGCTCGTTACACTCATGAAACTATCGCATTGGCGTTTTCAATCACTGAAGAAGCGGTTGAAGATAATCTTTACGATACGCTTTCAAAAAGATATACTGCGGCTCTTGCTCGTTCAATGGCTTACACTAAGCAAGTTAAAGGTGCTAACGTCCTTAATAACGGATTCAGTTCAAGTTATCCGGGTGGCGATGCGAAAGCATTACTTACTACTGATCACCCTTCACTTGAAGCTGGAGACTTAGCTAATGAGCCATCAACTGCGGCTGATTTATCTGAATCATCCCTAGAAGCTGCTTGTATTTCTATAGGCGGATTCGTTGATGACAGAAATATTCCTGTGGCAGTTCAACCTAGAAAATTGGTCATTCCAAAAGATTCTGCTTTCGTAGCACAAAGAATCTTGAAGAGTGAACTTAGGGTTGGTACTGCTGATAATGATATCAATGCAATGAGATCAATGAATATATTCCCAGAAGGTTATACTGTGAATCACTATTTAACTGATACCGATGCTTGGTTCATTCTCACAGATCTTGGCGGTTCGGGACTTAAAATGTTCCAAAGACGACCGTTAAAGACTGCAATGGAACCAGATTTTGAAACAGGAAACATGCGTTTCAAGGCTTCTGAAAGATATTCTTTCGGATGGTCTGACTGGAGATCCATATTTGGATCACCGGGAGCGTAGAGAGTACGAATAAAGGGGGGATTTCCCCCCTTTATCTTATAGATTTAGAATCATTCTAATCTATTTAACTAGGATAAAATAATTATACCAACTGTCCTAGCAGACAATCGTAGAAGCGATGGTATGATTTAACTACGAGGAATTTAAAATGGCTAAAACATCTTTTAGCGGCCCAGTAAGGTCGGAAAATGGAT